CTGACTTAGTTTCCATTTGGCAAAGTCAACGATATGTTTGATGTTTAATGCTTGGACAGCACAGGCAATAGCGCAATGTATATGGTCTGGTGCTTCATCCATTAGTCTAAGACTACGCTCTATATCAGACCAGTCTGCTGGAAATCTAATATAGTGATTTCTATCTCCCTGAGCATCAATGCTAAAAGCATATCGAACCTGTTTGAATTGACTCCATACATTAATAATATCTTCGTTGACAAATATGCCGTTGCTGTTGTAACGCAAACTGATATTCTTAGCATATCCACGACGTATAATTTCATCTAGGAATCGACGATGTTCTTTAATCATTAATGGTTCACCGCCTGCAAAGTATAGTTGCGTTATGTTAGGAATTTGTTCAAATACTTCTTCCCAGAACTCCGGCTTTTCGTACCAGGTATTATTAAATTCAGTCTTTTCAAAATTTAATTGAAACTTAACAACCTTACTTTTTAATCCATCCATAACTTTGTCGTAGTCTTGTAACCAACGACTGCTATCGTGAGGACTGCACATAACACATTTTAAGTTACAGGTATGACCTAATCTTAGGTCCATATATCTAATAATAGGAGGCACTGATCCGTCTTCGGCAGTATCTTTTATTAGTTGTTGAAAATCTAAGCCGTCTCTGTTCCATTCATACAATTCCCAAAGACGTTTGCTAACTACCCCATTTGATTCTTCTTCAAAGCATTTAGTACAGCTAGCAGGAATACCTCCTTCTAGCATTGTTTTTCGAACACTTTTCATGTATTCATTATTGAATGCGGACAGCAAGGTATCTTTACCAAAATTGGCAGGACGACCATTTTCTTTTTTAACCAATCCAACTTCGTGGTCGCCGGTCTTTGCTCCCGATGCATTAGTAACACAACATAGTCTAGCATCACCATTTGGACGTGTGGCCAAATGAATCCAAGGTAATGCGCAGAAAGTAGGAGAACCTGTTTTTTCTTCTACTATTTTAATGTATGTTTGTATTTTATCTTTCATAACTCAGCTTCTATACACTAGTTAGCCTATAAATACCCTGCGAGAGAAAAAAGATGGATCTATCAAATTGGAGTCTTTATTACAAACAACACGAAACTGACGGTGGGTTGACAACAACTCAAATGTGCTACGAGCCTAGAGTAAGTCCTGACAAAAAAACATTTTGTATGAACTTTTGTTATCCTTGCGATTATCAAAAAAATCAACAACGAATTTCTTATACACCCGAACACGTAGAATTTGCATTTAATAGAGAAATAAAATATTTAGAAATTTTTAAAAATTGTCCTTGGGCTCCAGAAATTTTAGATATAACAGATAAAAAAATATTCATACGTTGGTACGGAAAAACTTGTAATGATTCGTTATACAGAGATCAAGATTTAAATTTAAATTGGTATACAGATATAGAAACAATAATACTTGATCAAGTGAATATGGGATACCTTAAAGCATCAATGTATCCACATAGTCATTATTATGATGATCAGGGAAATATGAGGACAATAGATTTTTATGCAACAGTTGAGAAATCTAATCCTTATCTAGATTATCAGGAAATTATAGGATTAATAGGAACAGATACAGATAGATTTATGCAGGCACAGGAAAACGCTCAATTAAATATTGAAACGATATTCAAGTCTGGCCTATTACACTACAGCAAATGGCCAATAAATCTCACTGAAATTTATAACAAAATATATGTCGATAGATAAAAAGAAAATTTGGTTTTTTAGATACGATACCTGGCAACATAGCTATGTTTATCTGCCGCATACTTGGTATGAATTTAAAAGATATTACGAATTAAACAGCAATTATTCCAATGAGTGGGAATGGATTCCACCTATCATAGACTATCACAAGTGGTCTGTAGATGAAATTATTAATGAGGCAGTTTCTCACAATGCCGATGTTTATATGTTTAGTAGCTATATGTGGAGTTGGGAAAGCATAAAAGTTATTGCCAACGGTATTAGGGAAGAACTGCCAAATGCTATATTAGTGTTGGGAGGGCCTCATCAACACACAACATATACTCAACCAATGTTTTGGTTTAAAGATCATCCTTATTTTAGTGCAGCAGCAGTTCCTTCTGAATACGGAGAATTTTTTATTCTTGATATGCTCGACGGCATATCTAAAAATAATCTAGATTGGAATAATGTTAGAGGTAGTTATCACAGAAAAGGACGAGGTCCGGAGGGAAATAAAAGAGATTTTGTTTATCCACACGACTTAATAGAATCTAATATAGAACACGCTAGAGCAGTCTCAAAACAATCAAAAGAAAATGGAAAACTTTTAGGCATTATGTACGAAACAAATCGAGGATGTATGTACAAATGTGTCTACTGCGAATGGGGCGGCGGAACCAACACTAAAGTTATCATTAAAGATATGGCAGTGATTGAAAAAGATGTATCCTATTTTAGAGAATTGGGAATACATACTGTTTGGATCACTGATGCTAATTTTGGTATGATGAAACAAGATCCCGACATTGCAAAATTATTAGCATCTCAGAACGATTATATGAAATTTGTAGGTATTACAGGGCTTGCAAAATCTACGGCTGAAAAGCGTAGGTCAGTTCTTGAACCATTAATACAAGCAGGATTAGTTACTTTATATCAAATAAGTCTACAAACAATTGATGATCAAATTTTAGAAAATATTATTAGAACAGATGTGCCTCCCGAGGATAATGTTAACCTAGCAAAGTATCTAATAGGAAAATATGATATAGATGTTATTGTAGAATTAATTCTTGGGTTACCTGGAATGAAAGTAGAGACTTTCTATAAAGAAACAGCCATCGAATATTCATTGATGAATAGTGTAAAACCTCATACTCATCACGTTCCTTTGTATGTGCTTCCAGATGCACCAGTGGCTAATCCTGAATATCTTGAAAAGTTTAATGTTAAACTAGCTCCTATATCCATTGAAGAATCAGTTGAACTTTTAAATGATCGACATTCGAAATATGTAAAACTTTTTAAAGATAAAAATTATAGAAAAGAAAATACTTTGCACATTCCCATCAGTTGCTATTCTTATACAGTAGAAGATTGGAAACAGATGTTTTTTATGAATGATATGAATCTTGTATTGATGAATATGATTATGATAACACCGTTCATTGATTTTTTGTATTATCATAGAAATATTCCTCTCAATGAGATTTTTGAAAAAATTTTTATTTCATTATCTAAAGTGGATGAGTTTTATCAACCTATATACAACAATTACCTTACTCCGATTTCTAATGGTGAATACTGGAATAAGTCTTGGAGACAGTTTGAAATAGGACCTATAAAAGGCGGCTGGACAGTTCATTCATCATATGCCTGGTTATGGTGTACACATAAAGAAAACATTTATAAATCAATAAGAAAAGAATTTGCAGAATACATTGATGATAAAGTTGATGATTGTTTGACGTACTGCAAAAACAGCACACTAGGTATAGAAGAAGATATAACCTGGGAAAATAAATGGCGATGGGACATCTGGGAGGAAGTTGGTAATAGAGAAGCTCAAGTACTTGAAGAATCAGTTATGTTAACAACTACTGCAACATCAATTAACTGGAATGATAGAATAAATCTTTACAGAAATAGATGCACAATTCGACAAGATTCTCAAGAACCTATTAAAATGAAAATGTTCCAAATATCAAGGGCAGGAAATGATGAATATTAATTGGCAGGATATTGTAGATGTTATTAAACAACAGTCCGGAGACGTAAGAACAATAGGAGTAGAATTTTATAAGAATACCGATGGACGTTTTAATAAAATAATAGACCTATGGAACCAGGCTGGATACACGCCTGAAAAAGTTGAATGGATTAACTATTATCCGGAAAAGCATTTTGATCAAACCGTTTCAGAAAAGTTTGCAGAGAACGTAGGTCTTACACACATCCGTTCTTGGATTAGTTGTGTTCGTCCTGGCAAGTCTGCTCCGTGGCATCAAGACATCGACGATGCAATGGAAGAATATTTAAAATTAGGAAAATTGTATAGGTATTCTGTACATATAGGTAAACCTAGTGTAGGACAAGTAATGTTAGTAGATCGAGAATCTTTTTATATGGTCCCGCAAGGAACTGTTTTTAAATGGCCCGATTATATGGCCTGGCACGGAGCAAGCAATTGCGGATTTGAAAACCATTACATTTATCATTTTTTAGGTTATGGCAACGTTTGATATAATTCTTTTAACCGATACAGCCACTGTAGAATCACCTAAGTGGTCTAGAGGGTACGGTGCTCACAGAATAGCAAGCCATCTAAGATCGCACGGTTATACAGTTTTAGTAATTGACTTTTCATCTGCATTAACATTTGATTTGTGGAATAACATCTGTAACAATGCTATAGGCGATAATACTGTAATGGTAGGATTTAGCACAACTTGGTGGCCCTATAGAACTCCATTTTCAGACAAAAAAGATTTTAGAAAATCTAATATAGAATGGATGTCGTTAAAAGGAAGTAATCCGTTAATTGATAATGACTCGTTAATATATAATGCTGTAATGGGGACGATTCAACCTTGGATTGATGTGGTTAAAAATAAAAACAATAAAATTAAAATTGTTGTAGGTGGACCTAAGATTGATTTTTACTTAGATTTCCCAGCAGATTATTTTATAAATGGATTAGGCGAAAATCAAATTATTGATCTGCTTACAGACAAAAAAAGAATATGGCCTCCTGTGCTGGAACACGATATAAATTCAAGTGCTAGAGATTGGGGGTGGACTACTTCGTCTACAAATTATACAAAATTTGATATGATTAAATCTCATGAAATTTTAAACTTAGAGATTGCAAGAGGTTGTAAATTTAATTGTGCGTTTTGTTCTTTCCCGTTGATAGGTCAAAAAGATACAGCAAGGTATTATAAAACTGAAGAAACACTATATGAAGAAATGTTACGTAACTATGAGTTATGGGGAATTACACAGTACAACATAGCCGATGATACATTCAACGATGACACTGAAAAAATAGAAATGATGATCAGGATTGTAAATCGTTTGCCTTTCAAACCTAAATTTTTTGCCTACATAAGAGTAGATGTTGTTGCAACACATCCTGAACAAATTAAACTATTAAAAGAAATGGGATTAGTAAATTGCTATATAGGCATAGAATCTTTTCATCCTACTGCATCTCGATTTGGCGGAAAAGGTATGTCTGAAAATAGACGAAAACAAACTCTCGCTGCTATGAGTAAAGAATGGGGTCATTCTGTTGCTGTGGATGTTGGGTACATAATTGGATTGCCAGGCGAAGACGAATCATTTCTTAGAGATCAAGTAGAATGGTTTATGTCTGATGAATGTCCTACAAATCATAATATAACATTCATTGCTTTGGTAATAAATCCGCGATGGTCTCTAAAATACGTTGCATTAAGTAGAATAGATAATAATCCCGAAGCATTTGGTTACACTATACCTAATAGAGATAAACCTAATTTCTGGATTAAAGACGATGGGACAGATATATTATCCTACGAAAGAGCTTCTGAACTAGCAGATGAATTAAATGCTTTGATGTATACAAGAAAAAAAGTACTTAATACCAACAATAAAGCTATTGAAGAAATAGACCCAGTAGTAGATTATTTTCAACCACTTATTGAGATGTTAAAAAATGACTAAGTTTGTAGGAAATACAAATACAATTATAGATTGGGATCACGTTATCAACGTTATAAAAGATCTCAGTCCTGGATATGTTGGGCCTAGACATTCAAAAGATGATGATATAGTAGGTATTAGAGAAATGTCAATGCTATGGGATAAGGCTGGTTTTAAATTATTAAAGGATGGCGGAACAGCAGGATGGGATATGTTTTTTCCTGACACACATTTTGATAGAAACATAGTGACTTTATTTGCAAAATTTGTTAATGTAGAACCTATCGATTGTTGGATAAGCAGAATACATCCCGGAAATATGACCCCGTGGCATTGGGATTGCAACGACAAAGAAGATGAATATTCTAAATTAAAAACATCTAGATTTACCTGCCATATTTCAAAACCGCAAGTAGGACATATTACTATGGTTGAAGATAAATGTTTTTATTTTCAAGAACAAGGAAATGTTTGGGAATGGCCTGCACGTACAAGTTGGCACGGCGGAATTAACTGCGGTTTAGAACCTAAATATCTTTTTAACTTTTTTGGAATAGTAAAATGAAATATATCGGAAACACAGGAGACTTGATAGATTGGAATTCTGTTATTTCTACATTAGAAGGACAGCCACCTGCACACACCGGCCCTGACAACTCGTTAGAACATCCAGAAGGTATAGTAGGTTTTCAAGAAATAAGAGATAAATGGGATGCTGCCGGTATTAAAACTGTAAAGGAAGGCGGAACAAACAACTGGGAAATGTATCTACCAGGATTGAATTTTGATAAAAGTGTTGTAGATAATTTTTGTAATTATGTAAACGCTGATGTAACGTTTGCTTGGATATCAAATATACACCCGGGATGTATGTCTCATTGGCATTGGGATACCAGTGGAAAAGAAGATATGTATGATTTAGTTCCTAATATGGTTAGGTACTGTTGTTTTATTAACAGGCCAGAGTTTGGTCATGTTTTTATGACTGAAGAAACAGCATTTTCTTATAGTCCACAGGGAGATGTGTGGCAATGGCCGGATAGAAAATTATGGCACGGCGGTGTTAATTTTGGTTTAAGCGAAAAATATATGTTTCATTTTATAGGACCTTCAAGATGAAATGCGTGGTTACAGGACATACCAGTGGTGTGGGTAAAACAATTTATGAACACTTTTTATCTAAAGGATGGAATGTGATAGGAATGTCACGATCTAACGGTTATAATATAGAACTTGATCAAGATCGAATTGTACAAGAATCTATAGGTTGTGACATATTTGTGAATTGTGCGTATTCAAATAATGCACAATTAGAGTTATTAAACAAGTTACACGGTAAAGTAAAAAATATAATTGTTGTAGGATCTGTTGCTGCTGATTATGCCAAGGTATGGAAAGACTATGGATTAAACAAATTTAGTTTGCAAGAGCGTTGTAAAGAACTAGCAGAAGAAGAATCTGATACAAACATATTTTATTTAAAATTAGCGTTCTGTGAAAATTCAAGTTGGCCTATTTTTATAGATGACAAATATAAAGCATCTTTTAAAGAGTTAGTATCTATTATTGATATGTGGCTACAGATTCCTAAGATATATAGTGTAGAATTTACACTAAAGAAAACTAAAGAAATTATGGATTACGCTAGGAAGATGAACCCGCATGATTGAATTAATACACCCTATTAAAATTTATAAGACAAAATACACTGGCGATTTAAATCTATTAAAAACAGAATTATTGCCAGAGCTTGATTCTGTATTTGAAAAAACTAAATTGAACAATCAAGATTCAATGCGCCACGGAGGGTTATGTTCTTATAATGCTGTTAGAAATTTACATACCTGGCCGCAATTACAATCTTATGTAGATTTTTTAAAAACACATATCGATATCTATTGGAAAGAATTAAACTATGATTTAAATCGACAACCTCAAATTTTTGAAATGTGGGCGAATATTTACAAGCACGGTTCTTTTATTGATATACACAATCATAGTCCCATACCAATTACCGTAAGTTTTTATCTTCAAAAATCTACTAACTCCGGTAACATAGTATTTGAAAACCCATTAGAAACTTTACTTAAACATCAACCAATAGACTGTAGTAATATAGATAATTATGGCTCTTGGTTCGACGAAGAAATAATTGTAGAAGAAGGCGATGTAATTTTATTTCCAGGCTGGTTGAAACATAAAACTAGGCCTAATTTAGATCAAAGCGATAGAATTATTATTGGAGCAAATGTAGTATGTTAAGGCAGGTAGAACCTGAATTAATGATCGACAATCAGCAATGTAAGGCATATGCAGATTCGCCTGGTGCTGAAGGGCTCCGAGCTTTCTTTATGGAAACACTGGCTAACTTTAAGATCCCTAATGGCACTATTGTAGACCTTGGCTGTGGCCCTGCAATACTTGATGTGCAAATATGCCAATCATACGATGTGACTATTGATGCATATGACGGGTCTGATGCAATGATGGATATTGCAAAAGATAATATTAGTAAGGCAGGATTAACTAATCGTATCAAACTAAACAAGTCTGATATTACTAATGTGTCTGGAAAGTATAATTGGGTTATGTCTAACAATGTGTTGCATCATATGCACAATCCTATTAAATTTTGGAATACTGTAAAATCTTTAACCACTGACACATCGCAGATTTTCATAATTGATATACTGCGTCCAGAAACAGAAGAAGACCTTGAAAAAATTATTAACTTTACTACAGAAGGCGAAGATTTGCTTGTAGTAACAGACTTTATAAATTCTTTAAGATCAGCGTTTACAGTCGAAGAAATTAAAGATCAATTAAAAGATATATTCCCTACTGCTAGAGTAACCAAGTTACGAATGGAAAAGATTTCTCACATTCCATTTGATATTGTGTCAATAACTTTCTAAATGGCTTATGCCTAATTGTTTACGAAATTCTTCTGTAAACTTTCCGTCAATTCTCAACGAATAAGATTGTTCCATAATTCTTTCGCCACCGTGCCAGTCAACGTCATTCCACCAGGCTGCTCGTGTATTAAGATATATTTTGTTTTTCTTTTCCGGATCCCAGATATAAAATGCTTTCTTAGTATTAGGACGAATATGTATAAATTCGTTGCGATGTGGTTTAACAACATTAACACCGTTTTTAGCATCTAAGTCTCGATGCTCAAATGGAATACCATCTGCTTCGCAATGGAAAAAGATAACACGACCAATGTAATCAAATATTCCTTTATCGACTAAACTTTCTACCCATTTAACAACATTAGGAAAATACTTAGATTCGGGGGTCATATTTCTAGCAGCGGTTCGATCATTCCAATCGCCTTGCGCCCATAGGAAATAGTATATGTATGGGTCGTATGCACCCATTGCCATTTTTACGTATCGTGTAAATTTATTTCGAACTTCAAAGTTTTCGAAGTCTCTGTATAAATCAATTCCGCCTTGCTTGATTGGATCGTCGTCTGGCAATGCTAAAAATTCTTGAATAGCTTGGTACACAGGTTTCCAATGTATCGGGTAGCTCATATTCTCAAACGTAAAGCCTGGAGCCATCCAAGTTCCTTCTTTAGCAAACTCTCTTGCTTCTGCAAATCCTCGATATATTTCAGGCTGTAATTCTTCGAAAGCCTTCATATCTAAAAAAGATTCTAAGTCAAAATACGGTTTATTATTAATACCCTTGATCATCACATATTTATGATGGTAAAAATGCACTCGCTAAATATTGACATGAGCTTACGATACATTGGAAATTATAAAGACTGGATCAAACCCGAATGGTTTGAATTTTTTAAGAATACGCAAGGTCAACCTAGACCTCCATCGATACCTATTGATGAATATCATACAAGGGTATATCAGAAAGCCAGAGAAAACGGCTATGATATGAATGCTGTTCATTTTTGGTATTTCAAACATACCGATGTTCCTTTTGATATTGTTCCTCCTTGGTTAACCAGCGATGATTATTACTGGTGGTTGGTAAAGATGCATCCTTCACAATATATGAATATGCACGAAGATCCTGACGTTGAAAAAAATGTAATAAGGTATTGGATGCCTTGGACTGATTACGAACCCGGTCACGTTTTTATAATTGATAATGAATTAATAACTGACTATAAAGCAGGGGATGTATTTGCCTACAAAAGACCACAGGCATATCACGGATCTGCTAATATAGGATATACAACAAGATATGTTCTGCAGGTTTCCGAGTTTTTTAAATGAATGACTACGAATATTATTACAACAATGTCCCAGGTCACGGCCTGTGTAGAAACAATTTAATCTATACGAGTCTTATATCTAAAGACAAAAAAACATTTGTACAATGGTATTATAATGATACTGAATATCATCGAGGTCAAAACCAAGTTGTTGACCCGGATAAGATGGAAGAAAAATGGTTGCGTGAAGTGAACTACATAACCCAAATGCGCAATGCATTTCCAGATTTAATTCCTAAAATTTTAAAAATAGATTTAGAATCTCGTAAATTGTATTTAGAAATTGACGGTCCTGACTTTTGGGAACGTGCAGGCTGTGATCATAATAATTTTGACAAAGTGCTTCCAGACTGGCAAGAACAAATGATAGAGATCATTAAGGCACATAAACGCTTAGGCATATACAAGTATAGTATGCATCCTAGCAGTTATTTTGTCGTTGACGGAAAATTAAAAAGCATTAATTACTTTTTTTCCTACAGATCAACAGAACCTTACTTTAGTATCGCTGATGTAGAAAGTCATATATATTCTACTCGCCAAGACGAAATGAGAAAACATATCAGCGTACTGGGAATAGAATGGGATATTCCTCAAACATTTGAAACTATGGAGCAACTGTGTTGGGAAAGTTTTAGAACAAATTATCCTGCAGATTTTATAGAGAAGGTAAAATGTTTAAAGTAATACCATGGTCTGCTGATCTTGATCTTACAGATTTTTATCAGTCTGCAAAACAAAGAGGCTTTGAAAATAATGCAAGCCAAAAAATGTTAGTAGACAGTTTGGCTAAAGAAAAAGAATGGTGCGTGTGGATTCTTTACTACAACAATAAGGCCGTAGGCTCAGTAGGCGCACATTCTTTTCCTGAGATGGGAGAGAACGCATACCGCATTGCTGTACGAACCTGTGTGTTCACAGATCAGTTAGATGGTGTATATGGCTCTGCTTTACGTACAAAATCTGTTATAACAGAAAATCAAAATCCAACAGCACAATTTTTAATACCTGTGTGTATTGATTGGGCTCCACAGGGAAGTAAATTATTCATTACCAGCAACGAAAGCAAAGTGGGAACACAACGTAGAGTTCATAATATATTTGGGCCCCTTATGGAAAAACACGGAATGATGAAAAGAATTAAAGACCTAGAATATAGAGGTCATTTGCAAACAGTTTGGGAACTGTTCCCTGACAAATTTTATGAAGTCTTAAATATGTATCCTAGATGGCAAAGGATTGAAAAATGAAAGTAGCAATAACAGGTCATTCGTCTGGATTAGGCAAAGCATTATTTGAGTTATTTGATAATGCAGTTGGATTTGATTTGACCAATGGTTACGACATACAACAACCAGATAAGATTGTAATGGAATCGTCAGATTGCGATGTGTTTATTAATAATGCATACTATAAATTTTGTCAGGTTGATTTATTAGAACAATTATTTAAAGAATGGCAATATCAAAATAAAATTATTGTTAATATAAGTAGCATTGCTCCTAATGTACTAGCCCCGGTTGATACATTTGGTCTATATCCTACTCACAAATTAGCACTTGACGATGCGTGTTATAGATTACAATTGTTTAAAAAAAATTGCAAAATTATTAATATAAAACCTGGGTGGATCGATACAGCAATGTCTAAAGACTTTGACGTTGATAATAAATTAGATCCGTTATATCTAGCACAAGAAATAAAAGAAGTTATTTTATCTAAAAATAATTTTACAACAATTACAATTGATAGAAGAATATGATAGATTTTTATAAAGTATTTGATTATAAAATAGCAAGAACACATTGCGAAGATGAACAAATTTATAAAAGCCCGGCAATTACAGCAGGTCTTGATAAATTGTTTTCTGATCCGAACTTATGTCCTTGTTTAGATGATCAAAACGGTGAAGGTGTAAGCACATTTAGATTAAAAGATTATTTTTTATTTAAAGATGTTGACGGTATCGAACCTTTTAAGGAATGGTTTGAAAAACAGGCTCTCTCAGTATCTGATTATTTTGGCAAACCTAATGCAACAGGAGTTACATACTTCAGAGCTTGGACTAATAAAATCTATAAAGGCTGTTCTGGAAATGTTCACGACCATGATCCTGACAGCGATGCTATGGCAGTATTCTATCCTCTTGCACCAGAAGGTAGTGCAGATTTTGGTCTAGTAAAAGATGGATGGGCTCACGCTAGAAATAACGAAATACTTCCTGAAAATATTTCTTGGCAAAATGTCAAAGAAGGAAATCTTTTGTTTCACGAGACCAGAGCTTGGCATACTGTATCTGAACACACAGCAGATAGTCCTAGAATAGTCTTTGTTATAGAATTCAGTTACATATGATAATACAAAATATAAATCAGTTTAAAGACCAATATCTTGATACTATTTTAACATCGATAAAAAATGTTGGAGGTACACCTTTATCTCCAACAGTTAGTCTATGTCATCAATGCCATTATCATATTCCTGCATATAGATATGAATTAGAAAATAAAATTTATATATCTAAACATTGTGCAATACACGGAATTAGTCATCATCTAATAGAAAATGATGCAGAGTTTTATCACGGATTAATTAAGAATATGGATACTATGTGGAACTTTGATAGTTATATTCTAACAGAAGTAACAGATAGATGTAATTTAGAATGTCCTCATTGTTATCATTTACCCGATAATAAAATTAAAGATGTTCCTTTAAACGAACTCGTAGATAGATTTAAAACATACCCTGACAGTTTATATCATATTATACTTGCTGGCGCCGAATCAAGTTTAAGAAAAGACCTAAAGGATCTAGTTGTTGAAATTAGTAGACTAGGTAAAATGCCACAAATATTAACCAACGGAGTTAAGTTTGCCGATGTTGATTTTGTAAAAAATCTTGCTTCAGCTAATGTTGATATGACGGTTACTATAGGATTAAATCATCCTAGTTACATTGGAAATTCCAAAGTTCGTGAAAAACAAATACAAGGAATTTTAAATGTCAACGAATATATCAACGGACTTTCTTATGTTGGTTATACTATGGTCAGTATGGACGAATTGGATTATATTTTAACAGAGATTACAACCACTAATTGGTGTCAACATTCGAGAATTAGAGCCGGCAGTGAAATTGGAAGAAACGCCACTGATGATCAAATTTTTGTTAGTGACATTTTTAAAGCGGCAAAGGTGTGGGCCGAGACAAACAATAAGAGCTTTGAAATAATAGATGCTGACAATAACATATATCACATAGTTGTAAAAATTGACGACAAGTATATAAGAATAATTCAATGGTGCGATGAAACTAATATTGATATGGAAGAACTTTGTACTGGGCCTTGGTGCGATTTTGTCCCAGATGGAATTACTAATTTTTTAAATCAAGTTATTAGAAGAGATGTATGGAAAAATAAGAATATAATTTTACCCGACTCTCCACCTTTAAGATATCAAGTCGGGGGGTATTACGACCCTAAAAATAAATTATGGTGCAGTAGCAGCGACTCTCCAACCGCCACCTAGATAAACAACCATTACTGATTTACCTGTACCTGCAGGATTCCAAGATGTACCATCGGCAATAGCAACCATACCGTTCGCTGGAGAAGCAGGGGCCGCAGTTAGCACAGCTAGTTTAGCAAAACCATTAACATCTAATGTTGCAGAAGGTTGTGTAAATCCATTGTTTATTCCAACGTAACCTCTAGAATCCATAAAAAGTGTTTTGCTAACACTCATTGGGTTACCATCGGTAATAACAGTTAATCCTATTGATCCGCTGATGGCACCAGTTGAAACGCTACCGTATGGATCAACACCTGTTGCAATATAGGCAACAGGTATATAATTACTTCCGTCGTAGGCTTGAATAACTTTAGCTTCTAAGGTATCACCTACTTGAATTGTTGTTGGAGAACTAGTAGTACCTCTTGAGATGTTATAATTTTCACCAGTTGAATAAGAACCATTTGATATTGCAAATACAGAAGAGTGATTTCCTGGCACTTCCATAAATCTACGTACAGTTGTAGCATTACCTGCTGTCTCGTGTTTAATGTCAATGAAGTCGCTACCCCAGATAGTAGACGTATGTAGGTCACCGTAGAAAGTAGAAGTAACTGTATTGGCTGCTGAGTCAAGAATTACATTAAAACTACTATCTAATACATTGCCTTTTAAATCACCTGCAACATCGCCAGTTACATTTCCAGTGACCGTTCCAGTAACATCTCCAGTAACGTTACCTGTAACATTACCATTTAAATCTCCATCAACGTTACCTGTAACATCACCAGTAACGTTTCCTGTTAGATTTCCTGTAACATTTCCTGTTACATTAGCAAACACAGGACAAACAATTCTACCTTGCACAGCGTCAACTAATATCGAGCTATCGTCGCCGAATACTGAACCTTTTGAATCCCCAGTGTGGAAACCAGTTACATTTCCAGTAACGTTTCCAGTTAAATTGCCAGTTACATTTCCAGTAACGTTTCCAGTTAAATTGCCTGTTACATCTCCAGTAACATCACCAGTTACATTTCCAGTTAAATCACCTGTGACATCACCGGTTACATTTCCAGTTAAATTACCTGTAACATCACCTGTTAGATCTGCTGTAATTGTAGACGGTAACTCAACTACCGCCGAAATTGTATCGTTTGAATCGTTGTATGCAAAAGAAATACCATTATGTGTTCCGTTAGTGAATAAACTAGCGGCAGCATCTTGAGCATCTTCTGCGGTAAAACCTGTAACAGCAACGCCACCCAAAGTGGATCCGTTGCCTATGTGTAATCTTTGCGTATCAGTAACATAGACTAATTCACCTGCCGCTAACGGTAGCGTCATTGCTAATCGTTCTGCTTCAGTACCTCTGCGAATTTGTAAAGGCATATTATAACTCCTGGAAATTTCCTATTCATTATATTTATGCCAGCCAAAAAAATAGGGCTCCGAAGAGCCCTATAAACTACGCAGTTAATCCTACATTGTAGGTCCGTTGCCGTTCTTAAAACCAACAACTCCACCTTCTTCTTGGATACGCTTTAACACATCTTCAAATAAGATAGGTGCAAAGTCGGGTGTTTGTTCTACGCATACGCAATGATATCTTGGATCGATCTCATCTGAGTATAATACAGCACCGGTCTTAGCATCAACTCCACGTGCCTTCTTTACACGACCCGAGTGTAAGTGTCCGTGGATGTTAACTCCAAAACGACCTAAACTTGCTTCGTGTACAGGAATATGACTTAAGATCATTCCGTTCATAACGTGGTATGCACGTAACTCTCGAAAATGTTGTCTGTAGTCTTCATCCTTGAAGATATCGTGGTTTCCACGGATTAAGACCTTATCACCGTTTAAACGATGTAAGATACCTAATGCCTTACGGTTAATAACAACGTCACCTAAATGGTAAACCTTGTCAGCGGGCTTGACACGTTCGTTCCAAGCCTTGACCATAGCTTCGTCCATTTCCGCAGGATCATCCCACGGCCTTAACTTTGTAACTCCGTCATCTCGAGTGAAACGGCACACGCCAGCGTGGCCGAAGTGCGTATCACTCACTAAAAATACGCTAGGCATAGTGCCCTCCTTTCTTAAAGTTTTAACAATGCCATTGTAGCAGTTGATTCGTTTCTCATCCCTACATAGTAGGGTCTGCTAGTATAGCCCCGTTCGTTCATTTTAGGCTTGCCCCAGAATGTCATATCCCAACGCCAGCCTTCTAACTCTTTTACAGCCTTTTCTATCTTGTTAGATTCAGAACTAAATCTGTCGATCAAAAAAGCATAGCGATAGCCTTTGTGATACAGATTGTGTCTGCGGTCTAATTTTATCAACTTCATACTGGTCCTTTACATTGACCAGTATGCCTCCGAACTAGGATCGCAACACCGAGGAGTGTCTGCGTCAATTTGGATGTCTTTACCGGTCATCAAATTTTTAACAGTTTTGTATTTTGCTGAATACTCGATTTGAAACATAGGTTCCGGATACAGATGCTTGAGTTCGCGAACTTCGCGATCCATACTAGCATCATCCTTACGATCAAACTCGTATGTTCCAACGCAACGGAGACCTACTTTATTTCGGCTACCGTACTTAGAAACACGAGTAAGACGTTTGTCTTGTTTGTAGATTCTTAGAGTGTATTCCATTTCGCTCTCCTGTTGTTTCAGTATATGTATATTGTAGCACCAGAAAGCCAAACTGTCAAGTGGCTAAAAAGCCACACTTTTTACCAGTTTTCTACTCCGGAAATTTCAAACTTAATTTCGGCATCTCTGCCCATAACCTTTGTAGTTATAAACAAATCCAGCGTAGCACCAATGCCGCTAGAGTTATCGCTTTCTAGTCTAAAAGTTTCTACGTCTGGAAACTCTGCTACAATCTCACTGATCAGTTTTAAATCGTCTTTGTGTAGGTACATTAGATATCTCCTTCACGCTCTCTACGCTCACGACGTTCTGCCGCAAGTGTAAAAACTTTTTCGTTGTCGTTAGTCCAATCTACAGTCTTAGGAGGAACTATGATGCCCGAAGGTAGAGTCACACCGTTGATAGTGTGAGGCTCGTTTTCATCATAGGTCCAACCTAGTTTCTTCATCATCTTGTGCTTGACCAGCAGGTTAGGGCTACGAAAGGCTTCAGTATCTCGGAAACCCATCATTACGCCAACTTCACAGACAGCACCACTACGGCAAACACCTGCCACACAGTGAACAACAACGTTCATTCGATCCTCAAATGCTCGTTGTAGTAGTTCAACTAGTTGATCAGCTTGAGCCTGTGTGATAGCAAACTCGCTCATATCACGCATAACACCATCACCAAGGTTGGTCATACCATCTTCTTCAATGTCAAGAAACTCAAACTGATGCACTTCCCTAAACTGATAGCTAGGAGTAGGAAACTCCATAGCAGGGTCAACGATCTGGATCAGCATACTGTTAATGCCTGCGTCGATGTGATGACCTTTCTTTACATCGCTGAGCGATACATTTTGGATCCACGGATTCATCATTTCCACCTTTTATCGTTTTGTTCAAATACCTTTAGGTATTGTTCTTTCAAATCTACCAGCATATCGCTGATATCTTCAACTTCATTTTTAGTCCACTCGTCTAAATCCATTTCTTCAACTTCGATAGAGTATGTTTCTTTTGATGGACTATACTTCTTGTGTTTCTTAGCCGCAGGCTTTTTCAAACCTAGCAACTCTTTTTCTTCGTCTGTTAGGCGATCCAGTGCTTCCTTCTTTACACGTTCACGGCGCTCTTGTTCAGCGATGCGAGCCTTTTCTGCTCGGTCTGCTTTAACGTGAGAAGCCCACCATTCAGCAACTTCTGGATTCTTCAAAACAAGAAAATCTTCTTTGCCTTGACGAACAAGTTCTTCCATAGCTGCACAGGCGATTCGAGCAAGTTTGTCGCATTGACGTTTATACTCGTCTGCACGGCTATAACCATTATCACTTTCATAATCACGACAAGGCATAATATTCTCCTTAAAAAATCGCAAACAAGAAGATTAGGAACGCCCAACCAGGATGTCCGCACATCAGAGCAAACATAGCAAGAATGGTTCCGAAGAAAACTTTATCTTCCATTACCGTTCCCCTGCATTTTTAATAATAAACATTGTAACTTCGGGGCCGTCAAGTTTAACACAATCGATAGGATATTTGTTTTTCTCTGATCCCCACCCGTTTTTGCCAATTCGACGAACACCGATCATCTTAGGATTGATCTTACGAACAACACCAATGACTAGACTATTGCTCTGTGGATAGGCAACACAGTCGCCCATTTTTAGAATACGGCCAAGCTGGTCACGATGTTCTGGGATTTCTTTTGACATATTAGTTCCAAAGTGAATCGAAGTTTCCGTTTAAAATTTTCTTAACGCTGCCTCTTTTGCCACTTATGTGATCTTGTACAACATCGTCTTGAAAGCGATAGGTGCGAATTTTGTCTCCTCGCATCCCTGACCCAACTTGGGCTTTTCTATCGCTTGCTACAGTATTATTATACGATCTTTTAGCGTTTTCGTCAAGTTGATTTTGGATAGCAGTCATAGCCTGATCTAGACTATTTTGGCGACTTCGGCACTCTGCTTTGGCTGTGATACCTGTAGGAAGGTGTGTGATACGGCAGCTATTTTGGTGCTTGTTCCGATATTGTCCACCAGCACCAGTACCGCTATACCATTCGATTTTTAAATCGTTTTTGGCAATAGCAACTGATCTCATTTCAGTTGTGCGGTCTATGACGGCAACTGTAACGGTGCTAGTATGGACTCGGCCCTTGCGTTCCGTAGGAGGAACTCGCTGGATTCTGTGACCACCGGGCTCATTGTCTAAGCCGGATAGATCTGCGCCCTCAACAAGTATTGAACACTCGCCAAGACGAACATCTATCAGGCGGGTAGTTCAACCCTTTTTGGTTCCTAATTTTTCGTATGCTTGAGCTAGATCGCTGACAAACAACTTACTATCTTCACCGCCTTCTGCGGCACGAATTTCAATTACACGTTTCATGGTCTTCTCCTTTTATACCAACTGTAATTAGTACCATCTGGTAACTTACCGTTATTTACTGAATCGGCGCCGAACACGCCTACTATTTCCATACCGTCACCGTTTATAGTAACCAGTATGCCCAATTCTTTTGCGAAAGCTAATGCTTCCGATAGATCTTTTACTTCTTCTGCACAGCCTTTGCCCGCTGTGTCTTTCCATTTAACTTCGTACATCTTTTATCTTCATTTAACATAGCAAACACTTTATTTGCCAATACTCTTTCTTTACTATATGCTTCAATTTCCCAAGGTTGGTCATAGTAGTCTGCTCGAACCCTTTTGCCCATCCAATATTTAGATTTCATACTTTTACTATGCTTAATCTGTCCACGAGCATATTGTTTAACGTGAACCATTTCGTGTGCCATAGTAATAATTAATCTTTCCATATCAAGTGCTGTGTCTATGACCATACCAATTACCTTTGGTCCTAGTTTATAAACAACACCTCTCATACCTTCTTTGGTGCCCATTCCACGGTCTGTCATAACCACAAGACTGTAAGAACTATTAGTGAGTTTTAATTCTCGCTTGTAGAACTCAAGACAGTTCTCGATGAGAGCTCTAGTAGGGCTCTTACGAGCAGTCACAATAATGTCCATTTTACATCCTGTAGGTTACACGACCTTTGGTAAGGTCATAGGCGCTGACTTCTACTTTGACACGGTCGCCCAAGATAATTTTAATCTTGTGCTGTTTGAGTTTACCGCCAGTATAACAGGTAATTGTACTAGACATATTGTCTAGTTTTACTCTGAACATACTGCCAGGCAAAACTTCTTCTACCGTTCCTGTTAATTCGATTAAATCATTTTTTGACATACGTTAATTATAGCACAATGTTAATGTATTGTCAAGGTTGATACTCAACATCAACAGCCAAAATAAACCTGTATTTGTTACTTTGGACTATACCTGGTCTATGCCAAGTTTCACTAGGATAT